CAACGTTGACGCCAATTTTCACGCGGGTTTCAGCTCCGCCGTCCAGTACAGCCGCTGCGCGTCACGCACCGGTTGGCCAATTACCTCGAAAACCACGCCATCAATTTCCAGCGTATCGCCGGGCTCCAGACTGGACACCGTCGCAATGGGCACCAACACCCTCTCACTTGCCACAACCACGCGCCCGTCACCAAACGACACAACGGCGTCCGGATTGCGCCTGATCACGCGCACAGGCAGCACCGGCCCGGTTCCGCCTGCGCGCCAGAACGCGCCAATCGCGATATTGCGATCAGCGAACAACGAATTGATCGCTGTCGCGAACGCGCCCATCAGTTGACGCCTGCGCCGTTCAGTCGAACCCGACCGATCGTCTCACCAGCGCCGCCACCAACAGGCGCGACTGCGACACCAATCAGTTTGTTCGACCCGGCCACGTTCGTGGCACGGCTATTGGCAGTGTCCCAGTAAATCAGCTGACCGACCGTCCAGGCCTGGCTCGGCGCCTTCGGCAGATCGAAAACGCCCTCCAGAACGATCACGCCCTCGGCGCCGTTCGCAATATCGCCCTCGGCGACGCCAAACAGACTGCCAACCAGCACGCCTGATCCCGACGTGACGTTCGACATGGCGGTGATAACGATCCGGTCGCCACGCGCGACGAAGTTTTTCATTGTAGACCTCCAGAATTGCGAATTGATAGACAGTGCTCCGCCGCGCCAATATCAGCGCGGCGAGCAATTGCAGAGTCAGGATCACACGCCAGCGTTTTTGAACAACCCACGCCAGTCGATCGCTTTCGCGGCGAAATCGTGCCGAGCCTTGATCTCGATCCCGTCCACCTCGAACCCCTGGCGGACTTCGGTATAGACGCCCTGCTGACCCTCCAGATAGGCGTATTCCACCGTGTCGATCCGCGCCGGATCAGCCGCTAGGAACCACGGATCGGGGCCGGAAGCCGCAATCAGCCGCGCCTCCTCGATCGGCTCAAGTCGGTTCGCGAACGGGTTCACGCCGCTCACCGCTTCCGGCGTAGTGGCCGTGACGTTCTTCCGCGCCTCCACCGACCGCGCGCCGGGCGGCGTGATGATAAACCGCGGCAACACGCTGATCTGCCGCCCGTCCAGCCCGCGCTGGTTGCCGAAGAGCCTATACGCTTCGGCCAGCGACGCTTCGGTGATCGCCGCCGCCGTGCCGACGTTCCCGTGCGAGCTGTGGAACAGCGGCTGCCCGTCCGACATCAACGGGTTCCCGGTGAGGATCGAGTAGACGATATCCGACTCGAGGTCCGCCGCTGCCGCGCCGTAGGCCGCCGGCACACGGGTAAAGGCATCGAGATCGTCATTCACCAGCACCTGCCGCGTGATGCCAACGATCCGCCCATACGTCAGCAGCGCGTAGACCTCGCGGCTCTCGCCGATCGTGCCATAGGTGAACTCACCCGACTCCGGCACTGCCAAAAGCGACGGCGCGCCGCCAAGCTGTGTGACCGACACCGGCTTGAAGTCAACGATCGTCCGCTGCCGAGCCCAGGCGATGAACGTCCGCGGCGTCGACTCGTAGGCCTGACGCAGCGTCTTGTTCGCGACGTTCGCCAGGATGGCGGGGAAATCACTGGTGGAATGCAGCCCGGCGCGGCCCAGGAGCGCTTCCGTCGCGACTTCCATTTTCGACATTCCCCGCGTCGAAATCCCACGCCGTTCCAGCGTGTGCCGCGCCAGATCGATCAACGTCAGTCCGCGGAACTCCCGCCCACGATCCGTCAGCGCAAATTGCGACGGCGCGTAACGATGCAACAGCGCTTCCGTGATTGCGTCACGATACGCCGCGTCCGCCGATCCCGTCGATCGCGGCACCGCCGGCGCCGGTTCCGCCCGACGCGCCCCGCTCAAATCCTGCTCCGCCAGGCGATCCAGAATCGCCGCACGCGCCTGATCCAGCGTCACGCCACGTCCGATCAGTTCCGACGCAAAACTGACCGGCAGATTGTGACGCTCACAGATGCGCAGAATCTCCGCGGCCGTGCGCTGCGCCTCGGCCCGCGCCGCCTCGACTTCTGCCACGGGCGGTGCCGCCGTGATCGGCTCCACACGGGTCTCGGCATCGGCCGAGGCAACCACTTGATTGGACATTGCCAAACTCCTCTGCTGGATGGTGACGGGCGCCTCGGCCCGAACAACGACACAACGGTTGAAATCGTCCGGGCTGTCACCCGAACGAATGTGCGCCCCGGCATCCGCCGGGATCGGAACGGCCGAAATTTCGAGCGGTTCCCAGTCCACCGCGCGCCAGAGCTCGCGCTGCCCCTCGCGGCGAACAATCTCGTATCGGTGCACCCGATAACCGACCGAAATCGCGACGTGTTTTTCGAGCACACGCTGAATTGCGGGTTGCGCGTCCGGCGCATCCGTCAATCGCACACGCGCGATCCCACGCCCGTTTTCGATACGCACCGATCCGGGCTCGACAGAACCCAGAACCGACGCCACGGACCACCCGCGGTGCGCGTCCAAGAACGGCACCCCGGCCTGCATCCTCTCAAGGCGCACCGATCCTGGCGCCACAACAAGCTCTTCGTCGTATTCCTCAACTTCGTCCCAACCGGCGCGCCGCCGGCGCTGAACCGTGGCACCGGTTGTCCAGATCACCTCGACAACCCGCTCGCCGTTGTGATTGAGCAACGACGCTGTCGCCGCCCGCACAAGCGGCGAGATCAGAACAGTAGTTTCGTCCATGGTTTACCCGTCCTGCGATGGGTTTTCGTCGCCGCCCGATTGCGGCGGCTGCGACTGCCCCCCCTTGGTCACGCGCCGCGGGTCGGTATCAAATACAAGCCCCGCAGCGTCCGACTGCGCGGCAAACGCCAACCATTCCCGCATTATCTCGCCTGGATCGTAGCCGCGTTTGGCAATCATCTGCTGAACCGTGGCGAATCCGGCGCGCACTTCCAGGATATCCGCTTGCACGTCCTGCAACGGATTGACGCTCTCGAATCGCGGCGGGCCCCATTCCGCAGGAATATTCGGGTCAGGAATACGGCCCATCGTGGCCGCCATTTCCATCACCCACCGCCAGATCGGCTCGCAGAACTGCGGAATTACCGTATGCCACTGCACTGCCTCGACCATCCGGCGGAACTCGTTCAACCCGGCGCGGGCACTCGAAAAATTGACCTGCGACAGATCACCCGTCAGCAGCTCGTACGGCACCCGGAAACCAGCCGCGATAATCTGCTGCTGCACCCGGTTCCACTCGTAAATACCAGACGTTGAGCCAGGCGAGTTGAATTTGACGTCCTTGCCATTGCGGACATAGCCAATCAGGCCCGGCTCGAACTGCTCGATTTTCTTGCCTTCAGCATCCAATACCACCGGCGCGAGAGATTGCTGATCGTCATCCGCCCCAAAAACGAAGGCCACCATTGAGGCCTCGATTTTCTTGCGAACCAATTCCGACGTGTGCCAATCCCCGAGGTCACGGAGTGCCCGCATTGCCGGCACGCCCCAGGGCACGCCGCGATTCTGAATCCGCTGGCGCTCGAACAAATGCGCAACACCAGCCGCGTCAACCCGCACCGACTCGAACCGGCGGCCCAGGAACGGCATCGAATCGCCAGGGTGATCCGGGAACAACCAATACGCCCGTCGCCGACCCTGACTGTCGTATTCGATCCCCTGCACGATCCGCGATCCGTCCGGCCGTTGATCAAACCGCGCACTGTCGAGGTGATCCGCCTCCAGCAACTGAATCTGCAACGGCACCGGCAATCCGTCCGCCACCGACCGCCGCAGACGACGCGCGAAAACCTCGCCACCCTCAATCATCTCGCGCACCGCGAGCTGCGTCAGCCCGTGAAAATCCGTATGCCCATCCGCATCCGCCCGTCGCGACCACTCACTCCAGACGGCGTCGGCCGCACGATTCGCCGCCGGATCAGGCCCCGCAGCCCGCGGCCGAATGCCGGTGCCGACGATATTGGACACCAAAACCTGAACCGCCTTTGCGGCGAGTGGGTCGTTGCGCACCAAATCGCGCATCCGCTCGCGCAACACCGACCCGGCAGCCACAATTTCCGCGTCTGCGCTCCCTCCGCCAATCGCGCGCCACCCGTCCGTGCCACGGCCGCGCACCGCGGCGTCGTAACTCCGCTCAGCAACCGTTCCGGCACGCCGCCGCAGCCCGATCGCCGCAACCAATCGGCGCCACAATCCGCGCGACCGCCGAGACTCCACCGTCAGACCCGCCGAAACGCCACGCCGCGCGCCATCGGCGCTGCGCTGATTGCCATCCGCGCCTCGATATATGCGATCCGCGCCCGCAAATCCTCAAACGATCCGTAGCGCACCTCGGTGTCACCAGTCCGAACCACCAACGTGCCCGAGGCCAGCGCCCGCCGCAGCGCCGCCAGTTCTTCCGACGTGAACTCTGACATGCGCCACCCCTGAAACGACTGAAGCGCGCCGGTCTCCCGGACGCGCCTCTCCGATCATGCCGCGGCCGATAGCAAATTTTGCGCATTTGCGCAAGAGATTTTTTCTGGCCGCAGAACTGCCTCAAAACCAGCGCCGTGACCGCGGTCCGATCCACGTCTGCTCGCGTTTCGGAACCGTCGCGTACGGGTTGTTGCCGATCGAACCCGCCGGAATCTGCTGCGACGGGCTCGCCACGCCGCCACCCGACCGCGACGCAACCCGACCAATCGCCAGCTCGCGCTGCTCCCACCGCGAATCGTCCCAGCGATCAATCCCCAACAACCAGGCAGCCGCGCGTGCGTAAACGCGACAATCCAACGCCTCGTTGCGCTCCCGCAGCTGCTGCCACTCGGTTCTGACGTGACCGGTCCGCGCCTTGACCGTCACCAACTGCTCCGCCACCAGTTGCCTGACCCATTCCGCCGTGACACCGCGCGGAATGTGAATGAACCCCGGGGGCCAACCAACACCAGCAGCGATATCCTCGTCCGTCGGTGCCGCCAGCCGCAAAAACCGATACGTCTCGGATTTGAAATACCCCACTTTCACCGACCAGAGCTGCACGCCGCGCTTGACCTTGCGACCGCGATCCGTGACCTCAACCCACGTCGGCCCATCCACCGGACTGGTAACGACCCCGTCCCGCGTGCCCTTGACGGCAATCACCCTATCCCGCGATTGCGCCCGAACCCACGCGTAAACCGCATCCGTGCTGGCGCCGTCACCGGTATCAATCGCCAGTCGCGTAATCGCCAGTTCGCTCCCCGACGGATGACGCCACGTTCGCAGCAGTAAATCCGCAAGCGCCTGCTGCACGGCCTCGGTGCCAATCTCACCCTCGATAACGACGTGATCGACCAACCAAGACCGCAACCCGCGCCCCCAACCCCACACGTCAATCTCGACACGATTGCGCTGAACGTCCGCGCCCGCAGTGAGCAACAACACCCCCTCGGCCACCTCGCCAAGCCGGTGTGGCCCGCGGCGCTCGTAGAGGCGCTCCCAATCCGGCGCCTCGCCACGCTCGGCCCAGGTCTCGCCCAGAATTGTGTTCTTGATCGTTTTCAACGCCGCATCGTTGCCCTGGGCCGCCTCCCATAGCCGAACAATTTCCTCCCAACTCTGCCAGCCAAGCGGCGAATACAACGCCGAGATGTGAAACCCCGCAATCCCCGCCGCTCGCGCAGCTTCCTGCTGTTCCGGCGGCGCCGTCGGTAACCACCGCGCGCCATTCGCAGGGTCCATGAAAGCCGTCTTGTGCCGCTCTTCGATCGGCTCTTCGCACGCTTCGCAGAAATAGCGCACCGTTTCCGTCCGCCCTTTCTCCCACCGCAGTCGCTCGAATTTCAGCCATTGCAGCGTGCCGCAGTGCGGGCAAGGCACGTGATAGCGCCGCTGATCGCTCGCCTCGAACTCACGCTCGATCCGGCTCAGCCCCCGGATCGTCGGAGTCGAGACCAAGAACATTTTCGCACGGTGCCCAAACGACACAGTCCGCGCCTCCGCCAACGCAATCGGATCACCCTCACCGTCCACGTCGCCCGGATACGCGTCAATTTCGTCCAGAAACACGTACCGCGCCGGCATCGACCGCAACCCAACCGCAGAATTGGCGCCGGTCAGCACGAACTGCCCACCCGGAAACCGTTTCGCCAGGATCGTATTCCCCGAATCCCGCGACCGCGCCGGCGCCACCAACGCCCGCAGAACCGGGCTCTCATCAATCAGCGGCTCAATCCGCTGCTGACTCAACCGTTTCGCCAACTCCGTCGTTGGCTGCACCGCCAAAAACGGCCCCGGCGCACGGTGAATGACATAGCCGATCCAATTGTTCCCCGCCTCGGTCGCCCCGACCTGCGCGGCCTTCATGAACACCACACGCTGAACCGGGGATAACGGCGACAACGCATCCATTATCTCGCGCAGATACGGCGTCCGCGCCGTCCGATACCGCCCCGGCTCTGCCGACGCGCGACCCGACAGGATTCGGTGCTGATCCGCCCACTCCGACACCGTCTGCCACGGATCCGGCGCCAAACCGGCCAACCACGCCGCCCGCAGCTCCTGGGCCCCCTCAAAACTATCCATCACCGGAATTCCACCCGAACCTCCGCCAGCTCACTCAGATGCTGCCGCAAATACCGCTCCAACGCCACCTCCAACCTGCGAGGGTCAACCCCAAGCTCCGCAGCCATGTTCGCGGCAATCCTCGCCGGCCATCCGATCCAGGCATCGCGCTCACGGCGCGCCAGATCGAAAACCAGTTGCCGTGCCTTGGCGCGATCAACGAGCTGTCCCCTGACTTTGCCAAGTTTGACTTTCTGCAACTGCGCCTTGAGAATCTCGTTCGCAAGCCGCGCCTGCACAAACGAAATCGCCCCACCAGGCTCAGCATCCTGTTCAAGATCAACACCCTGCTCCGCCAACGTATCACGAACCGTATCAATCGCCTCCGTCGGAACCGGCTTCGTGCCCGACGGCGAAACACCAGCGTCCGCCACTGCGCGCGACCGGAACGCAACAGACGGAGCAGCCTGTTTTCCCGCACCGCGCGTCCGTTTTCGCTGCATCGATTGATCCGTGCGAAGGTCCCACTGCCGATCAGCAACCACGGGATCGATAGTGCTATCAGGCAATAACGTAATTCGGCCGCTTTGAACTGCTTCCCACACAGCCTCGATACCTGGCGTATTCAGCCTGCGACATTCCCATGAAATAACCCGCAATTGGCAGACAGACGCCAATTAACCAGCCCAAACGCGCGCCAAAGCGTCAAACCCGGTTTTTTGTCTGACATTAGCGATGCGCCGGGCCTCGCCTGCCCGCATACGTCCGGGCCTTGGGAAGGACCCAAAGCCGGGGGAGGGAAACTCTGCGCCACGCTCATCATTACCACGCCGCGAGCATATCGTCAACAGCTTTGTCACGCGCGTGGCGCAGTCGGTCGCGGGTCAGACCAGTC